GGGGGGTCCGAGATGCTCCTCCTAATAAGAGATATCATCAGATTATCAGTGGCCGAGTTGATTGTAATAGTCCTAATCTTTCCCTGGTCCACAACATGCGATACTTTTCTATCACAGTTAATTTTATGGTCTGTATTGCCCATAACATCCCAATACGTCGGGTAAGTAACATGATGTTGCTTAACGCCGAGTTTCGGATCAAAGGTCATTCCTATTAACTCATCCGTGGCTTGAATAAAGTCACCATACGTAGAACGCATGTGACCTGAAGAACCGCCAACCTTCTTACTGTATTCAGAAGAGGCGTTGTTTGCCATATCGGGGTGGTCAGAAATAACCTTCGAAAACGAGTTCTTCTTATATATCTGTCGGATGACAGTATCAAGAGGTTTCAGGAGCAATGTTTCCGATTCCAAACATCTTTTTTCCGTCCTATGGAAGAATGTGTCATCCTTCTCTTTAAGACTTTTATAGTCTCCCATGACAAGACATTTGGATAAGGTACCAAAAGTCATGGAAAAACGAGATCTTTCTATGTCGGTCTCTGTTCTCTTAATTCTTCGACATAGTTGTTTTAGTTTTCGGCCGAGTTCTCCAAATAACAATTGAGGGGGCGGTTTTTGAACTTCATATTTTCCATATTGAGGAAAGGTATAAGCCGCAGACGCGTTGAGCGTGGCTTTAACCGTTGTGTAAGAAATTACGCAATCTTCAAGAAGGGCAATATAAGCTTTGAAAATTGAGCATTTACTTAACTTGAAATCATATAAAGTTAATAGGTCGATAACACCCCGCACCAGGGAATAACATGAAAATGAAAGGATCTTAAAGGACCCAATCTTACAACTATCCGGTGCATTATGTTTGGTGAAGACAGCTTCTAATCGATCATGGTGGGTTTGAACAGAACGTTTAAACTCCCTAACGATGTAACGAGGCAACACACTCGAAAAATCGCTAAGGCGCTTTTCGCAAGTCGTAGAAATACGCACCTTATGATGGGACTTACCTG